CAGCACATTTGCGTACATTTCTTTGGTGTCCTTTGCGTTTTCCAGTGTCTCGGTCTTTGCCCGGAGCAGTTTGTTTTCTTCTTCCAGTTTTTTCTTTCAAGGTCCGCTTTCATAGTAGCCAGCTTCAGGAAGTGCGTTGTTTCTGCACTGGAAGCCGTCCCTTCTCGCAGCCTTCTTTCCACCAGTTGCATGGTCAGGTTTATCATGTACTGTTCCTGTGCTTCCGGACTTGTTGCAGGCCGGGCCGAAGCCACAGCCGCTTCTCCCGGTGTGTTCTTCTTCGGTCGCATTCAAAAGGCCCTCTTTCTTTTGTTGTCTAAAATTCAGTTTTTGCAAAGGCTTATGGGTGTGGTGGCAGTGCTTTTCATTTGAAGGGAGAAAGCGAACATTCCGTATAAAGGAGAACAACACAGAATGCCCCGATGCCGATGGAGGTCGAACGTCATGAACTCAGAAAGCTCTCAGGAGGCGCTTACCCCATAAGCCCTTGCAAAAACTGCCGAAACCTCAGTCTACACCCCAAGGCCTCGGCAGCATGTTTAAAGCCCAAATATCAATTTTCCCTCCGGGGAAATATCAAAGACCGGCGCGATTTGAGAGGGGGGTGTCGATTTTGAGACCCCTCCCTATGGCCTTAAGCACTTTGTGCATAGCCGGTATCGTCCTTGATCTCGATTTTGAGCTTCTTATAGATGTTAGCTGGATCGTTTGCCACAATTTTATTGATTGCTTTCTCAATTTCGTAGGCATTTTCATTGTCTGTGAACTGAGAAGAGGTCTGTGCCAGCCGCATAAGCAGACCAGACGAGTTATAGCCGTGATCCATGTCATACTGATACCACTGCTCGAACTGCTCATACGGATTGTAGGGATTATCGAACGTGGTCAGAAAGCATCGAACCATAATTCAAAGCCTCTCTTTCCTGTTATCACTTTCCAAGTGCATCATAAACTGTGGATTCAGGAACGCCACACGCCTGTGCAATCTCTTTATAAGTGTAACCGCTTCGCAACATCGCTCTCGCTTTGGACAACTTGGCCGAAGACAACGAAGCCGTGGTTTTGGGCATTGCGCGTTTCACGATTTCATCCGAATCAGAAGAATTCAGGAACTTTGACAGCATGTTGTCGGAAATTGCGCCAGCCTGAATAGCTTCCCATTCTCTGTCGCTAAACCTGACTTTGGACTTTTGCCCACTTGCGCCGACCTTATCGCGAGCGCGCTGCATTTCAACAGAAGAAATCTTCTTGATTTCTTTCTTGTCCTCGGTGTTTTGCGGGTCTAAGCCCAGTTCCTGAATTTTGGCCTTGATGTTGGCATTGGCAATCAGCATTGCCTTGCGCTCCTTAGGTTTATTGGCCAGCATTGTGGTGTACTTGTCTTTCAGTGACATAACTTCCGCAGCATATGTCTTGGCTGCCTCAGGATCACGCTGGATGCCCTTCATGTTGGCCGCCTCTTTGCGGGCCTGTGCTGCCATAGCTTTGAGCTTATTAGAGAAGTCTGCGTACAAGTTCTCCTGAATAGTTCCGGAAGAAAGGGTTCTTGCATCCTTTGTCTCGGAAATCAGACTTACCGTGTCTTCAGCAATGCGCTCCTTCTTGGTCTTCGGGTCTGGGAAGGTACGCCCGCTCTCCTTATAGATGAGTTCACCAGTCTCCTTATCAACACGAACACTGCCACGACGCTCAGGCACACGGATGGTCTGTTTACGACGAGACAGGAGTGTTGATGCACCACCATAATGCGTAGTACCGTCCTCATCCACACGGATCTGCCACTTTTCTTTCAGTTCCTGAATACCGTTCTCCCTCTCAGAGCGTTTGTAATCCAGCTTGTGCTTCTCTGCATCGATAACAACCATCGAATGCTTGACAGCACGAGCCAGTTCCTCTTCAGACGCACCACGAAGAGTCATGTCCGTGATGAGGTTCGAGATAACACCCATTTCACGCTGCTTCTCTTCTTTTTTCATGAGACGCACGTTGTTGGGATTGCCTTCAGGAACTGCATATGCAGTCTTGGGGTCAAAACCTTTCAACTGTTCCAACGGACGAGTAGATTTAATGGGAACCTTATCGCTGACAGGAATCACCATAACGGTATCACCATCGAAGTCTGCACCGGACAAACGCTCTGCCACCTTGGCATTGATGCCGATAGCATCTTGGATCTGTCCAAGATTGCGCTTGCCACTGACATTTTTGTTGTTGACTGTAACAATCGGAATCTCAAAGGTGCCGGCATGAGGATAGCGAATCAGTGCAAGCTGTGTGCCGTTCTCATAGGTCGGACAGTAAGCTTCTGTTTCCTTAATTCGGTTGATGGGCAGAATGACTTTCGTCGATTGTCCCGGAAATGCCGATGCTTTCAGCGTCATGGACGTACCTTCACAGGTATCGGCAAAGTCGTTCAGCAGCTTCTTTTTAACAGTAGGATTATTGTAGTGCATAATTTCATCATACTGCGCCTGATAATCCGCAATTGTAAGCTTCAGCTGATTTTCAATAAGCTTTTTCGGCTGTTTGGATAGGAATTGCGAAGATACATTTCGGGACATTGTATCCCAATCGCCTTCCTCTTTCAGTTTGTTAATAGGAGAAAGATGCTCCTTTCCATCAGAACCGATGTATGTACTCTGGCCATTGGCTTTGATGGCTGCTCCAAACGGATTGTCCGGATCAGCTTTTGCTTCCTTCAGGACCTTCATTTTGGGCGTACCGGAAGGCTTGTTAGTGTTGAACATGATGTCCACACCATTGGGAGGAAGATCATCAGAGTAGACCGCCATGCCTTTCAGATAATGGTCACCATCGACAAGGATACGAACCTGCGCATAATGACTCTTGCCAAGGTCAAGGTCGGGCACACCACGGCGAATTTCCATGACACCATCTTTGTCCAGACCACCTTCATCGCCATACCGGATGGCAACACGGCTTGAATCCAGACTTGCAGGACGCTGAAGCTTCTTGAACGTATCGCCACCGTCGTCAGAATGATAATCGCCGAGCGAATCAATCTGATCCTGATGCTGATAAGCATACTTCTGGTCGAATTCAGGCTTAGCCAACACCGTAATGTTAGTCTGCTGACGGATGTTGGTCGGCTGACGGATACCTACGCCATAACGTTTGTAACCGTATTCCGCTTCCAACGTATATGCAGCGTCGTCAAGCTCAGATTGCGACACACCCATTACAAGATTGGCACCTTCGGAAATATCGATCATGCCTTTCTTGTCCACTTCTTTTTTCAACGTGTCAGCAATATTCCTGCACGCTGCGCTTTTTTATCAGCAGTGCCTGCATATTTTGAGCGCACACTGGACTCGCTCATACCAAGCTTTTCACCGATGGCTTTCCAGCCGAGACCCTGTTCCTTTAAAGCAGCGATTTTCTCATACTCAGATGCCTTGCGCTCATGGATTGCTTTACGCCGAGCCACTCGAAATTCGGTAAGACCGAGCTGGTACTCCTTGGGAAGAGTGCTATTGATTTGATCTAAAATTTCATTCTCGGACATTCCATTCTTCTTGAGCGTTTCCACACGAGACAGAAAGTCACCAGAGTGCTGATAAGGATTATCACCAGAACCCCAAGGATAGCGACCGGAATGGCGCTTTGTGCCGTAATGCTCCAAAATATCAGAGTCGGAACTCGTGCCGTAGTAGTTTTTAAGGTCTTTCTCAATTGGATTCATAACGCTGCTCCTTATCTTAGATCCGCAATGATTTTGTCAAATTCTTTAATCTTTTCGATGATGGGATCAATGATATCTGCCGTCGGTGTCTCAATGAGAACATCATCATTTTGGTAAATGCGATTTTCGATAAGAATATCTTTCGGTTTGACATGATACTCCATGCAGAACAGCGCATCATAAATAAAGAGCTGCTCCATATGTGCTGGAACAGCTCCTGTTTTAAGATCATGAATACGAAGAAAATTATCTTTGTCGTTAAATGCAATGGCATCTGTAGTACCAAAACAGTTTTCGCTGTAAAACAAAACCTGCTCGGGGTCCATGCGGAAACCAATTGCATCGTTGACATATGCGTTGAGGGTTTTCTTGCTCTTCGGGAGCTTTTGCTTCAGGTTAATGCACTCTGCAGCAAAAGCATGAAGCCGAGTGCCTTTCTCCTTTGCTTGACAGCTCATGAAAGCATCCACCAGGCGTTGAGTATCATAGTTCAGCCAATGATACTTACTTGCGCCCAGAAAGGCGTGCTGCCCCACGAGCCTGGAATGATCGTTCCATTGCATTGAGAACTTCCTCCTTGTTCTCAGGATAAATGAAAGCGGCAAAGCTCATCTCATTCATCTGACGGACATAATAATCCTGATTCGGACGATGAGGTGCATTTGCTGAGCGCTTGCCTTCGAGTGCTGCCCAGGTGGAACCATACAAAACCAAAAGATCGGGATGCCCCTGCACCTCGTTCGGGTCAAGATGGACCACTACACAGCCGGGAAAGCGTTCTTTCAGTTCTTTCGTCAATCCCTGTTTGAATTTGTTTTCGAGCATGATAAAAACCTCCAAAATAAAAGGAATAGTGCGTTCAAGACGCGTTCTATTCCCCCCATAAAAGGGCATGTTTTTATCGCGTCAGTTTTTGCTAATTTTTGCAAGATTTTATTATTTTCGGGCAAAAGAAAAGCCCCTGCGTTGTTAGCGCAGAGGCAGATTTTATTTACTGTATCAGTCGTACCACTCAGGTTCTGGTTCAAGGTCATCGTCTGGATAGCTTGCTTCCTCTGTCGGAGATGACAAAAGGTCTATGTCGTTATCATCGATATGATCTCCGCATTTCGGGCACAGCCATTCATCATCATGATGCACCATCTGGCAATGACAGTTCCAACACCAATGTTCGCCTGTTGGTTCATCATAGCCGGGAGTATGGAGAACACGGTAGTCAAACGATCCGTCTGGATGCTTCACCCATAGCACTGGTAGCCCAAGTTCCAATGTAGTATAGATCCAAACTTCATCGCCATTCGGAAGAACATCTCGTCCTTCAAAAGAGTAATCGTGCTCACGCCAATTTTTTGCAAGCGCATCCATATAGTTCATATTTTTCACCTCGCACTTTCATTAAAGGGCAGTACGTCTATTTAATGCAGTTCTATATTACACTGTCAGGGGATATAGTTCAAGGTTAAAATATTGTAACATTTTCCGGCTCGATAAGACGTTAAACTTTCGCCGTGGCCAAAAGCCCGTTTTTTATCCTTAATTACTATATATAAAATTTTAAAATTTTTATTAAGTTAAAGAAAAAAGTGGGTTTTTGGCCAAATGGCAATTTTATTATGTATTATCGTAATATTTTGTGGCCATTTTTGCAAAAATTTTTGGCCACGAAGTGGGTTTTTGGCCAAAAAAGTTGCCGAGAATCAGTCAAAATCGTTCATCACCTTCCTTGCCGCGGCATAAATGAACCGTTTCACAGACCACCGATCAACCTGATATTCGGCCCGAAGCCGCTCAAGTTCAGGGTTCGGATACTCTCCACACCGAAACTCAGTCACGTCCAGTGCCCTGCGAAGCCGTGCATCCGCTGAACTTGCACTGCAGTGAAAACGATCGCTAAGTACATTTTCAATGTCTGTCAGTGTGACAAAACGATTATTCCGCATTTCATGAATAGCGAAATCAATCGCTTCTCCCATGAGATCTCCACCGAATGTCGCCATCGGCACCTGCATTCTCACGAGAAAGTCATGTGTTTTCTGCTGCATTTTGCATCTCCAATCTTATCTACGAATTCGTATGTAGTCATCCTATCACCGCTGTCCCGAGCTCCTCTTAACCTTACCGAGAGCTACTCGCCATGCAAAGACCTCAGCATCAAATTCTTCTTTTGAAACCCCACGCTTTTTAGCCTCATACAGAGCCTGCGTATACGACCACGTTCCATCAACATAATGGCCTGCCAATATATCCGCGGTGTCCGCTTTGTCAATCATCATGAACATATCTCCTTAGGTTTTCATAATAGCATTTGCTGCATGAACTAGATATGTGGTGCCATCAATCGTGATTTGCAGCTGATCGCCTTCGTAATCGGTCCAGTTATCTACCTTGCCTTCGATGATGGTTCCATCTGGCAGCTTAATCTGTGCCCAGGAGTAGGTAAAGGTCGTATCGAACATCTTATAGTTGCCACAGCCACACAGAGCCACACAGCCCACGAGCATCATCAGGCATGCAACAACACAAATAATACGATTTTTCATAGTTAATCACCTCAACCAAATACCATGTAAATCAAAAGCAAGAACCATCCTGTATATCTGATGATTCTCTGTTTTTCTTTACCGATGTTCTCAGCAAAAGACATTCCAATTGCGATAGCTTGTAAAATAATGCTTGCGAGCAGCACAATTCGCATCACTTCTCCGCACTTTCCTTTCCCGTCTGGTCATCATTCGGCCAGTACGTGTAAATATCATCGAACACCACCGGGATCTTGCTCTGCAGTTCCTTCAGCAGAGGGCACATCAGTTCTCTCATCTGAGGATGGGCCGCCACAGGAGTACGCAGCTTGAAGATATTGCGCCACTCACGGTAGTTGGCCGTGACCACAATCTCGGTCTTCAGGCACAGCGGCAGCACACAACGAGCCTGTTCGGGACGCATACCGAGTGCGATCATATCCTTATAAAGGATTTCCGCAGATTCGCAGGAATCAAGCCAAGTGCTGTCAGGCGTATATTCTGTGCTTTCACGTTTCTTGTCAGTGTCGGTCACATCAATATAATATGGCCGAATAAAGCTCAGCTCTCCGCCAAACTTATCCTTCGAGTAGTTGCAGTACCGCGTACTCTCCTGCGCAAAGCTCGCAATTCGGTGCCGCACCAGCTCATTGGCAATGCCACGATCGCACGTGAACAGCACGCTCAGCTGAGAATGCTCAAGCATGGCCTCGTGCCCTTGCTTCACCAGAAAGCCCACCAGCTTCTTCGCAGACTCCCCATCCGGCGTGATCTTATCCTCGCTCTTGTAGCAGACCCGGGCAACGCGCTCAATCTGCTGCAGCTCCTTGATGCCACCCTCAGAAATATCAGTGAGGATCTCGTACTTAGGTTCAACGATTTTCATAATTAAATCTCCTTTTCATCAGTGAATCCACCATTTCGAGCTGACTGAGGCTCTTTCCATTACCTCTTTGGGCCACCATGCTGATACCAATATCCTCGATCGGGATAATGTATCCGAGATGAGCCAGTTGCTTATGGTCGCAAGTTTCCACCTTCGGACACTTCTGGCATTTAGGTGCAAGTATCGTAAGTGCTCCGAAGTCGTTGTTCATGTTGTCCACTCCGATATCATTTTGCACTCCCAATCCCCACAGATATCACCCGAAGCATGTTTCTTTGCAAACGCCATGCCCTTCTTGATGGCCTCCTGCTTATTCTCTGCTTTGACTTCAAAAGCCTGATGTCCACCATTGTCGGTACATTCAAACCAAAATGTGTACTTCATATATCAGCCAGCCTTTCTCTATCAGGATCTCGCAAAATAGAATCCCAGTCTCTAATAAGTTTCCGTAAGCCATGATCATCTGCTATTGGGTTCATCGTTTCTTCATCATATTGCACTATGACACTGCCTGCTTTATCGCATCCAAATCCGCAATTCCGACACTGAATCTTATACTTGATTTCCAGGCTTGTCCCAGTGGTCGCTGTTCCGTATACAGTTGGCCTCACTTTTGAATAGCATACCGGACAACATCTCATATAAAATCCTCCAAAATCGAGTCAAGCAGAATCTCCAGTACCCGGTTTAAGCCCGCCACCACACGATATGGCCACGGTTCTTTCGGCTTCACCCGGGAAGGGGTATCAGACTTTCTCAGCGCACCATAAAGCCACCTGTCGAACTGTCCAAGTGAAATATCATTCTCCATGCACCATTCACGGACATCTACGTAGCTAATGTCGCCATTCATGCAAAGCTCGACAACATCACGCAACTTAGCGTTCGGCTTGATCAGGGTATCTTTTTGAAGCTCGTAATCCTCAAAATACAAGTCCTCGCGTGACCCGTCAGGCCTGCGAATAACTTGTGCAAAAGCTTTGCCATTCGCATAAAGCGTCGTAACATCCTCATCAATGTCGATTCGAGGGATGTCGTACCTCCATATGGCCTCAACAACTTCTTCGTAGTCAATCATATCGCACCTCACAGCAGAATCCGAAACCAGATAAACCAAAGCACCTTCAGCGTGAATGCAATAATGATGGCCCAAGCGCACAAAACAAGTGTCAGCGCGATAGCTCGGCCAAGAAATTTGCCAACTTTCGTCCAAATATCAGTCACTTTTCATCAACCCTTTCAAAACCCACAAAGTCTCCAATGCCAACATGTCCGCCCTTACAGAAATGAACCGGTTGAAACTTCATACAGCTATCAAAATGGTGAACTGCATCGTCTAAACCACAATAATGATATTTGCTGTCGAATTTTCGTTCACAGTACCGGCACTTATAGGTCGCCTTATACACAATCACCCCACACACCTCCTAACCGCATCCACCCGGCACTCCGCAGCGTTCAACTCAAAAATAGCCGCGTCCACAAATTCCGGGTCACAGTGCTCGAAGTGGTTCCGAGCCACCTCCAAGGCTTGTAAAGCCTCCCGCAGGGTATTAACCGTTGTCGGGATCGGCTCCATGCGGAATATCTTTTTGACAAAATCAGCGATTTTTCGCAGCATTTCTACGCCTCCACATCTTCATAACCTGCCGAGCCGTGAGCCAGCCCTCGACATCATAATGATCAACAAGTGCTAGCCCGCACACCTCGAGTAAATGAGGAAACCCGTAAGTGTACCAACCGCATACCGCGTCCCATAGATATGTACCAGATTTATCTCGAACTGTAATCTGATAGCCCCCATCATGCAGTGCTCCAGGGCCGCAAACTTCAGGCTGGTTTTTATCGTTCTCAGGAAATCTTCTTTCCATCTCATGCGTAATGCCCGCTTTCGTAAGAAGATAATCCAGCTTCTGCATCTCGGTCATGTGACTTCCAAACCCGGTAGTTTCCTAGGTTTTCTTAGACATGTTTCTCATTTTNTGCTATTTCCTTTCGTCAGCCTCCATGGTCTTTGCGATTTTATGCTGAATATAAAGCACACAGCCAGCCTGACTATCACACCCGAATGAAGCCAATAGTCCAGCAATAGCATTCAAAGAGTTCAAATCCTCTTCAGCAAATATCATTTAGCGTTCACCGCTCCTCCTGATACTCTACGATTTTGGTCACTTCGCTCTGAACCCAGTGTAAGAAACCACACATACCCGAGTAACCGCATTCCGCCAATGTGTCCGCGATATCGTCCAAAATATCCATATCGGCTCTTGTGAGATTAACTTGAGGAATAACTTCAATGTTCTCCTCTGTGATAAATGGGGTATAGTCCCCACAATGGCAGCATTTAATGTTCATACGTTGCATACAAGCATCTTCCTTCAACGATAAAAATAAAGAGCCGCAGATTTCTCCACGGCTCGATTCTTCAGTTTTCCTTAATCAGTTCATCAAATTCTTCACGTGTGATACATTTATTGCTGAGAGCTTTAAACAGCCCATCAAAGCGACCGGCAGTATACCCGCTTTTGTATCCAATATCCCAAGCTTCACGCCATGACTCATCCTTGATTTTCTTAATCTTTGCACGAGTCATGTCATGAACCTCATAGATTATCAGCCCAAGAGCACCGCATACAAATGTCTCTTTGATGAGCACTTTCAATGCTTTTTTCATAATAAGTATCTCCTTTCAAATATGAGTTTACCTCATAAAGGAGTCTGTTATTTTCGCGTCTTCTCCTCGAACTTCACGGGCTTCTTGCTGCCCTCCCGTGCACACTCCGTCAGGCACTCGTTGCAGGGTTCATCCGTCTCCAGCACCTTGAAGCTCTTGCACTTCGGGCAGTAGGTTGCATAATCCACTTCGCGCATCCAGTCATTCATCAGGCTTCACCTCCCGAACGATTGTTACATTCCCACAATGAGGGCAAGTCGTCATCACTCCGTCTGGAATATTGGTATACTGTGCTCTTTTACGGACCCACCATTCGGTCGGCGCTTCAAAATGACTACCACAGGAACTGCAGACAACTGTAATAAATTGTTCATCGTTCGAGCTTTTCATCTTTGGCACAAACCTATCATCCAATTCCGGGTGCGTCACGCGCTGGTTAAGAGCCCAAAGCAAATTCCAGCAGGCAGCTCGCAGGTGGTCCTCGTCGTCCATTCCGACCATGTACTTCGCCAGATGCCGAGAAGCACTATCCAGCAGCGAATGCAGCGGGATGCCCTTATCAACATTGTGTTCGCCGTATTTCAGTGCGCCTTCTTCGCAGTGCTTGCTGACCTCCATGATGCCATACCAAGGCAAAAGATCCATCCGCCCCTTTCCTGCATGCATATCACGCTTGGCACCGGTTTCAAATTCGGTGCGGTCGCCAGAGTCCTTAATCATTGTTCTCTTCCTCCAGCGTTCTCATCAGGGTAATCGCCCGTATCGTCAGTACAATAAAGTGACGAAATTCCGGATCGGCAGTTGTCCGTGTAACGACCTGATTTGCCAGTTCATCTTTGTTGGCATACGTCAAGATTTCATCTTTAACCTTTTTGAGTTCGGCTTCTGCAACTTTCTTTTCAAGTTCTTTCATTTTTCAAATACTCCTCTCAAATTTGATGTAAAATTGTTGATACTAGACGTAGCATCTAAAATCGTCGCTCCTAAATCTGCGAGACCGGCATTTAAGAAATAAGCACTCTTAACAAGTCCTTCATGTCTCAGAGCTACTTTTTTGCCCCGTTTAATTTTTCTCCCGGAATCATGTAGCGAACGTTTGTGCACATGCTCCAGCGCCAGTCCATCATTTTATTGTAATCTGCCCGGTTGTTCGGAGCGGCACGAAAGAACTTGCTTAACATAACGGTAGCTCCGCCAAAGCCGTTCCTGCGCCTGTAAATCTGTTTCAAGTGCTTCTTCGACAAATTTTGCATCAGACAACCTCCAACACCTGCTCCGGCGAATAAATGCCGAAGAAGTTGTACTCACCAGATTCCTCCAGTGAAACTCCGATGAAATATCCAGCCTTGCCGCAGAATGTTACATAATCCAAGCCGATTTCAGTAGGATTGCGAAAAATATACATTTTCAGCGCATTTCCAAACGTTCTATGCTCCTTACATCTGCTCTCCAGCATCCGGTCGATTTTCTTGATTGTTTTCTTCGATGGGTTGCACATTTTTCTTGACTCCTTCATATCGAACAAATATTCCGCATTTGAACGTTTCGCCCGCCCAGTGCAAAACCTTTCCCGATTTCAATGCCTCAATATCGCTATCAGACAGCATGAGAAAAACATTTCCAAATGCTGACTGTTGCCGACAAACATCGAGGGTCTCGTTTAATACTTCGAGCTTTTCGTCAAACCATTGTTCAATGAGTTTTTCGGTAACGCCACACACTCGCCCGTCTTCCATGCAATAATCATATCTCGTGCACATCGGACAATTTTTATATGCCATAAAATTTCCTTTCGTTGAACTTTTTCTTTTCCATCAGGGCTCTGCCGATTGCAAGATCAATACCAGCCCTGCTCTTCAGATGATAGTAGAACAGGTTCTTGTAAGGTG